CAACCAGGTAAGCCTCTTTTCGTTTCTTGAGCCGGAAGCGCCACCGCAGCCTGGCAGCATGGACATTAGCATGCGGCTGCGGCACGCCGTATCTAATGCCATCCAAAAATCAGGAAAAAGCCGGATCGATATCTGTGCGGAGATCTATAAGCTGTCCGGCAAGGAAGTGCCGAAAAGCACACTGGACGGCTGGTCCGCTGAAAGTCGCGATCTGTCAAACGACGGGCTGGATTTTAACGGAAATAAACGCTGGGGCATGTCCTGCGATATCCTGCCCGCCTTTTGCTGCGCAACCGGCGACTGGATGCCGCTCTTTATCATGGTCGAAGCCTGCAACTACAAAGCACTCAAGGGCAAAGATGTTGTCCGTGCCCGGATCGGCCTGCTCAAGGAAGAGATCACCAAGAAAAGTCACGAATTGAAGGACCTCGAAAAGGCCCTGGTGGAAGCAAATTAAAAGAAACTGGATTCCAGCCTGTGCGGGAATACCAAAACAATGGAGGTGAAGAAATGAAGAACTATGTACCGGCGGAAAGAAGGATTGGCGCATTCAGAGGCGATGACATCAAAGATTATGCACCGTTTCTGCGTGACGGAATTGAAGTCTACATTTTTGACAACAAGGATGGGCACATAGATTGCGGGCTGCGTGCTCCACAGTTGTTGGTGTGTGGCGTCAATGATTACAAGCCGGGCAAAGGTGAAGCGTTTGATGGTGAACAATGGGCGGACAGACAAGGATATATCTACGCCGCCGCAACGAGATTGGACTGGATGTGTTGCTATAGAATCGCCAGAGCATTATTGCGCTACCCCGGTCCCGTCACTGTTTCTGGCGACAGCAAACAAGAGATTGTGGCGATGCCATGCTTGATAACGGTAAAACGGACAGTGGCGCAATAACAGGAGGGGAAGCATGGCAAAATCGTACACCAGGATTCAGTCCGACATGAAATTGATTGAGATCGTGGAGCATCTGCTGCGGCAGATCGAGCCACAAGCCGGGATGGATATCGCCCGGGCGCTGGAGATGCCTTACGGCACGGTAATGAGTCACTTGGCATCACTCATGGACGCCAAGTGGGTTGCGCCGGAGGGCGGAAATTACGCACCGGGATCGCGGCTCATGGGCATGTACTCGGCCTATAAGACGGGTCTGCGGGCGAAGATTGAAAAAACACAAACTGAATTAAATAATCTGGAGGAATGACATGGAAGAAAAAAACGAATTACCGGGGACGGAAGACAAGGCGGCGGTGGATGCAGGTGTCTTGCGATGGCTGACAGGCGTACCGGCAAGTGACATCAATTTCAAAACCAATCTAAAGGCGGCCAATGAGGCGACCATTCGGGCTGCGCTGGATAATATTGCCGGCAAGCCAGGACAGAAGACGACGGAAACAGAGCTGCGCAGAAGGCTCAAAAATATCCTCCAGGAGAGACTGGACCGGGCCACAGCCACGAATGAGCGGTTAAACCGGACCAAAACTCTGGACATGGACACCCTTCTGGCCGAACGGGAAGCGGAACAGCAGCGGAAGACGGCGCAGACGGAAAAAGAGCGGTTGATCGCACAATGTTACAAGGCCATCGGGCAGGTTCAGACATCCAACATGTTTGCAAAATTTGCGGCAGTTAGCAGTTTTGTCTGGCTGCGGGACGTAAAGGCGAGCAAGGTTTATAAGGATATTCCGGGGGTGGAAACTTGGGAAAAGTTCTGTGAATCCGTGGGGATGTCACGCGCGAAGGTAGATGAAGACCTTGCTAATCTCGCCGCCTTCGGCGAAGATTTTTTTACGGCATGTCAGCAATTATCCGTCGGCTACCGCGATCTCCGGAAGCTTCGCCAGTTGACTCACGACGGCTCTGTCGTCATCGAAGGGGAATGCCTGCGGATCGGCGAGGAAGCCATCCCGATCAACCAGGAGCACGCCGACGAACTGCAGGCGGCGATTGAGAAGGTCATCGAAGAGTCGTCCGGTCTGGCAAAGCAGGTGGAAAAACTGAAAAAGGGCTTCGATGAAGCGGTCAAAGAAGAAACCAAGTCCCTGGATGCAGAGGTGAAGGCCCTGGTCAAGGAAGTCAAGCGTCTGAAGCCCTACGACCCGGAGGAAAAGGACCGGTCATTCTGCGCGGAACAAATGGAGGAGATCAGGAACTGCACCATGCAGTGCATCGCCACCATATCCAAGTTTATCGTCCGCGAGGATGTTCAGGAGGATACGGTCATCATGGGACAGGTCGAGGGCCATCTCCAGACTCTGGAGCTGTGCCTGGCCGACCTGCGCCGCCAGTGGGAAGAAAAAGTCCAGTTATTCGGAGAATAATCATGTCCAGCCAAATCGATCCAGCAATCCTGTCCCTTGTCCAGACCGACCTTGCGAACGCCGCCCGCGGGGAAAGAACGATGATGATACAATCCTGGGCTGCACGCCTGGATGTATCTCCCCAGTCCCTTTACCGGAAATTTCCGACGGGGCGGATCCGCACGGGCAAGCGGCAGCTTGCGGGGATCGAAGACGCCGCCAGGATTGTCGCCAGGATCAAGGCGCGCCCGCCCGAGCACAGAGGCCAGATCACGACCGCCGATGCGTTACAGATCGCCATCGGCAACCATCTGATTCCGGATGCCCTGACCGGTGTTCCGCCAAGCACATATGACCGGGTTATCCGGGAGATCGGCGCCCGCCGCCACCGCCGGCGCATCGAACGATACCAGGCCGAGAGGCCCAACGAAATGCATCACATCGATGCGTCAAGCTCCAACTGCTTTTACATCGCCCGCGAGTTGCCCGACGGCGACTATATACTGCGCATTCACGGCGGCACGAAGGATTACAAGAACAAGCCCGTGCCGATCCGGCTGCGGCCCTGGATATACGGCCTCACGGACGACTATTCCGGCTACCATTGCGCCCGGTATATTGCGGCGCTTGGCGAGAACGCCGGGGACAACATCGATTTCCTGTGCTGGGTCTGGTCGCAGACGCCGGGCAAAGAGCTGTTCGGCCTGCCGGAGAAGATCAAGGGCGATCACGGCCCGATGATGAGTTCGGACGGCATTCCCGACTGGTTTGAGCGCCTGGGCGTCACGATTGATCCTTCCAACGTCATGAATAAAGAAGCGCATGGCAAAATAGAGCGGCCCTGGCGCACCATGTGGCAGCGTTTTGAGATGCCGTTTTTTGCGGAGGAGAACTGGAAAAAGTTTGAGATTCCGCTCTCTGAATTGAATGTCCGGTTTGCCCGCTACCAGCACGAATACAACGAACGGGAGCACCGTTACGAGAAAAATATTACACGCCGTCAGGCTTGGCTCAAAATCAACCAATGCGGCGGCGCCGTTGCCTTGCCGGAAAATGCCATCAAGACCATCGTCCGCCGCTATTCGCGCAAGCTGGATCAGGCCGGCTGTTTCAGCCTGGACACTATCCTCTATGAAGTCAAGGGCCTGCATGACGCCTGGATATGGGTTTACATGGGGATCTTCGAGGACGCGATGGTGGCGGTCGATCAGCGGACGGGGGAAAAGTTTGAAGTCATTGATTTCCGGCCAAACCGGCTGGGTGAGTATAAGGCGACGAAGGAAACGCCCTACCAGCAGGCGCGCAAGGAATCCGTTCAGATGACGGGGATCCGCAACACGCTCTACACCGTGGATGCGGCCGCCCCGGCGAACGTGACGCAGTTCCCCACCAGAATCAAGGAAGTCAAATCGCTGGAAAACCCCCTTAGTATCGACGCCTACCCGAATGTCGAAACGGCGCTCAGAGCGTTTCAGGCGTTGTGCGGGTTTGCGCCGGATGCGGACACCCGTGAGCAGATACGGGAATTGGTCATAGAAAACAGCCTGTCCAAACGCTACGTCATCGATCTGGCGATGGAGGTGCAGGCCGAGCAGAACAGAGTGGCGCTGTGATTGCGGCGCCGGGACCATCAACGATTTACAACAGTTTGCCAAAAAGAAGGAGGATGAAGTCATGAACATGACAAGACTGGAAACATTGGGCGCTCTCGGATACCGGGAGGACCCGTTCCGGCGGGCGCGGTTTGCCACCGGGGACATGGCGCGCACCTTGCGGATATTGACGATGGCGGTCGAGTCGCACGCGATGGTGAGCATCGTCGGGGAACGCGGCATCGGCAAGAGCGAGGCGGTAAACGCCGCTCTAGCCAAATTGGGAGTGCGCCGGGTGCTAGTCAACCGGGCGCAGAAGGAAAAGACAACCATCGCCGATATCGAAAAGGCGATTATCCTGGATTTGTCCGACGAATCTCCCCGGCGCGGCGCCGAGACCTGCTCCCGCCAGGTGCGGCGGGTGATGGGCGAAGCGAGCCGCAAGCAGCGGATCGTTCTGGTCATCGAAGAGGCACAGCGTCTGCACTCCGCCACCCTGCGCAGCCTCAAAACGCTGCGGGAGATCGAGTGGATGGGAGAGACGGAACTATTCACGATCGTCCTGATCGGCCAGTCCGACCCGATGAACCGGGCCGGGGTCTCCGAGGTCCGCCTGCGGACGGACATGATCAGGATGCAGGGACTCTCCGCCAACGAGGCGGGCCATTACGTCAAAAGCATCCTCGGAAAACATTGCAGCGTTGCCGCCGCCGATCTCATCGGCGACCTGCCCCAGGCCAGAAATTACCTGGAATTGCAGGAAGTCTGTATCCATCTGCTCAACACGGCGCTGGCGGCAGGCCGGGACCAGGTGCTTGAAGAGGATGTCAAGGAATACTGCGTCGCCAAGCCCGCGCCCGTTCCGGCAGGCGCGCCGAAAAAACAACAGGGGATGGTCAGCGGAAAAGACGCGCTGCGGGCCGTAGTGGAACGGAAAAACGGAAGGCCCGATGAAAACCTGCTGGCGGCAGGAGGCTTATAGAGCGCGTTTGAGGGATGCGCCGTGAAAGGAGCAAGAACCATGATTAAGAAATTTGTCACATACATCGAACAGGAGCCCTGGGAAGAGAAAATCAAGCGGCAGGAACGCTGCCTTAACCGCTTCATCGTTGCCGTCCTGATCCTTGCCGCGATCTGGTTCAGCCCGGTTATCCTGCATATTTTTACGAGGTGAAGGAATGGCAAACAAGCACAAAATACAGCGGTGGAAAAAGAAAGAGCCGTGTCGAAACGTAACCACTAAAGCACAGCCCGGACTCTTTGCGGGGAACGCGGGCGAGCAGACCAACGGCGATGTTCAATGCCGGATCTGGGGTTGTCGAATCAACACGGCTGCATGCAGTTTACAACAAAGTCGCGAGCCGGGCAACTGCTTTGGCTGCGCACAATTCAAACGGTAGGGCGCGGTCGGGGACCGCACCGCCAAGGAGGGGCTATGAAACAACACAGCAGCAGCGATCCGGCATGTCCCGGAAAAATGATTGACACCGCCGAGCACAGGCTACGGCTATTATACGTGCTCCACAACCATGTAGGAGAAGCCAATGCCATCGGCATGGCGGCTTTGTACGAGGCCGTGTTTGACCGGCCCTGGACGGACCGGATCAATCACACCCGCAGTTTGCGTACACTCATTACCTTGATGCGCGAGGAAGGTGTGGCGATCTGCTCAGTATCGTCACAGTCCGGCGGCGGGTATTACATTGCCGCCGCAACCAGCGAATTTTTGAAATTTCTGCGCAAGAACGAACGTCGCGCCCTCCTCATCCTGATGCGGAATGCGAAAATGAAGAAAGTCAGCCTGCCCGACTATCTCGGGCAACTAAAGCTTGAAATGGAGACAAGAACGAATGAAGCAGCATAACCCTTGTGCTATGCAAGCAAATCCTTCCGTTAGCTGCCGGGTAAAGTCTGTCGTGCAGAGCGAAGCCGAAGCGCTTCTGCTCTCACTCGCGCGCACCCGGGGCCTGATGCAGAAAAACCTGGACGACTACAACGCCATCGTTGCCCGCTATACACCGGCGTTTGAGGCAGCCAGGGCCACATTAGTTGCCGATCTGGAAGCAGACGAAAAGGCCCTCCAGTCCCTGATGAAGAAAAATAAAGCCGTCCTGTTTGATGACACCGACGTTGTCAACCTTAAGCCGGGCAGCCTGATCCGCAATGAAGCCGACCACGTATCCATCCCGAAGACGGCCCTGCTGGCGTGTGAACAGCAGGGATTTAACGACGTGATCAAAACCGTCAAATCTCTGGATCGCGGCGCAATCGAACAATGGCCGGATGCCAAACTGATCCTCATCGGCGCGGCACGAAATTCTAAGGAAGAGTTTAAATACACCTTGAAACAAAAGGAGGATTAGCATGTTACATCCACTGCTGATTGGCGTCATTGTATTTATTGCCGGCATGGCCTGGGGCGCGTTTTTTATGCTCGAATTCATCCGTAGGGCGGGCTCACGTTCGGCTGAGCTCACGTCGAAGCCCGGCACGCCGCACGATAAAGGGATCGTTCGGGGAACGATCCCTACACGTGCCACACAAGTCGGCGGCGATCACTACCGCAGCAAGGCGATCCAGCCGTGGGACGCAATGGAATGCTGGATGAGTCCGGAGCAATTCAAGGGATTTTTGAGAGGCAACGCCATCAAATACCTGGCGCGCTGCGACGATAAGGGCGGAATGGAGGACATCAAAAAAGCCGAGCATTATCTAGCCAAATTAACAGAGGTGGCACAATGAGAATCCTTCATCTGCACGTAAAAAAGAAATACTTTGATCAGATCAAGAGTGGGGCTAAAAAGCACGAATACCGGCGCATCACGCCATATTGGGCGAAGCGATTGGTGTATGCCCCAGACTACAATCTAATCATAGTGTATTGCGGTTATCCCCGCAATGGCGACAGCGAACGCACTCTGACATTTCCTTATACCGGATGGTATATCATAACAAACTTTTTGCATCCGCAATTTGGCGAAAAGCCGGTTAATGTGTACGCTATCCACTTACAGGGGGTCGCATAATGCGCCTTGTCTGCCCATCATGCGGAGCTACGGCCAGCGCGGCAGCGTGGACGAATGATACAGCGATCCGCTACACCTTTGATGCCCTGGTGCAGTTGCCCTCTCCGGTGCTGCGCCAGGCGTTGGCATATCTCGGCCTTTTTCGCCAGGGCACCAAAGCCCTGCCCTGGCAGCGTGCCCTGGTTATCGCCCGCAGCCTGAACGAATTGGTCGCGGAAGACAGCGTCCATTGGCAGGGAGGAGAGACGCGGCCCATAAATGCGGAGATCTGGGGCAAAGCGATAGAAGCTACAATCGCCAGCGGGCCGAAGGGACTGCGCAATCACAACTACTTGCGAAAGTGCGCCTGGGATCTGGCTGCGGATCTGGCCGCGAAAATGGAGAACAAGCGAGAAGAGCAGCGCCGCAATATCTGCCGCCCGGAAGATGCGGCCGATCCCACTGCACTCTCCGACGAAACGCGCAAAACGATTGAAGACATGAAAAAGAAGTTAGGAGTGAAATGATGGAATTATTCTTGTGCGAACGATATCAATGCAGACTGACGCGCCAGGGGTGCGCTGCACGCCGGGCGGCGCGCAAGGCGCATGCAAGCAGCGGGCGCAAACTCCCAACCTATCCGGGCTGCCAGGATTGCGTCCAGGGAGAGACGATGGCAGAAGGCATCTCCACCAGTCATATTGTCCCGACGTATCCGGGACAGAAACATAAACCAAAACAGGAGGAAACAAACATGGCATATCCCAGTAAAATTAATCACGAGAAATTAAAAACGATGATTGCGGACGGCAAATCCACCGTTGAAATCGCCAAAGAATTTGGCGTTGTGGCATCATCAATTCGCATGGCCGCCAAGCGGTTCGGCCTGAAGACGAATTCCCAAAGAAAGCATCGTGGTGTGTCCGCAAAGCCCGTGCAGGCACCCTCGCCCGCGCCTGTCCGGGAAGCCGCCGTGGATGCGACATACAAGCGTTTTGCTCCGCCGGCGCCATCCAAAGATGACGCTATGGCGGATAGTGTTACGCCGGTCCAGATTATCCCGGTCACCCTGCGCCTGACCGTGGAGGTCAATGTCCGCGTGAGCACAGGAGGTATTTTGGAATGCAGATGATCGATCCTAAGCAGATCCAGATCATCCACATCGGCAAGGCGCAGCTTAGCCTGGATGATGAAGCCTATCGCGCCATCATTGCCGGGCAGACGAAAGGCAAAAAGACATCAAGCAAGTATCTGACTTATTTTGAGGCCGACGCCGTGATCAACTATTTCGTGAAACTTGGTTTTAAAATTCAGTCGAACTACATCCGCACGGCAGGTGCAGCCAGGCGGCAACGCTGGGCGGATGTTTATGCACGCAGGAAAAGCGTTCAGCAGCGTCCGGAAAATGTTATCTTCCTGGCGTCTCGTGGTCAGATGGATATGATCGACGCCCTGGCGTCAAAAATCTCCTGGAAGTTCGAAGACGGTTTTTTCCGCTGGATGAAAAAATACATGAAGATCGACCGCGTCATCACGGGGAAACAGGCCGAGGCAGTCATTGAAGGCCTGAAAAAAATGCTGGATCATCAGGCCTGTAGGGATCGATCCCCGATCGATCCGCATGCCTGCCCGGACAATCCGCATGTCTCCCCGGACAATCCGGACGATGGCGCGCTCGGAGATCGCGCCCTACAAAACGAAAATCCGGTGGACTGCGCATGACCAAAGACTGGGTTGCCAAAATCGCCGCCGAGATGCCCATTGACGACCTGCCGGAATCCTATCAGGCCGTGGCGGAGATCATCGGCAAGGATTTAACCTTCAAACTGGCGCGCCATCTGGGCGGCGCGGGTTTTTATTTCCGGAAACTCGACTCCCTGCTGCTTTCCAGGCGTGACGAGAAAATCCGGGCGAACTTCACCGGCGTCAACCAACGGGAACTGGCCCGCGAATACGATTTAACCGAGCGGCAAATCCGCAATATCCTGCGGAGCAAACCGCCGGAACAAACAAAACTTTTTGAGGAGGATACAAAATGAAAAAGCAAGAAGAAAAGAAAACAATGACCCTGGAAGAACGGTCGGACATCGCCTTGAGGATTGCAAAAATTTTGGAGAAGGAGGCCGGTCAGGAAGGTGTTTTAATACTGGATCAGGCTCTCCTTCTCCATGCGCATGGATATTACCGCATCATACAAGGCCGGAGTTAGGGAATCTCGTCATAGGCTTCAGCGACGATCCGATCAACGGCGCGATTGGGAATCGCGCCCTACAAAGGCGCCGGTATCCCCGGTAGAGACGCTGTTTGCAGCGTCTCTACCGGACTTCTCCCCTTTTTTATCTTTTTGGAAATGTTTTTGTGAAATACTTCCGTGGAATTATTCCCGGCAATCCCTTATCGTCGCAGTCACTTCATCTCCTGTCTCGCGCCTGTCCGGTTTCGGCCCTGTTCGCCATAGCAGACCGGAACCGGCAGGCCAATAGGATGATGATTGCAGGGAGGGGGTTGCATGGCATCGCGAAACATCAAGGATTGCACACCGTCATT